AAAATTATTGGGGAAGAAAACAAAGATAAGGTTGCAGCAGCAGAACGTGTAAAAGCAGACATGAACTATGAGCTGACAGAGCGCATGGTTGAGTATCGTCCAGAGCACGAACGGATGTTGTATAGCCTTGGATTAGCAGGTTCAGCGTTTAAAAAGGTTTACTACGATCCCAATTTAGGACGTCAAGTAGCCATCTATATTCCCGCAGAAGACGTGATTGTACCTTATGGTGCATCCCATATTGAGTCCGCAGAGCGCGTTACTCACATTATGCGGAAGACAAAGAACGAACTAAAAAAGCTACAGGCCGTTGGGTTCTACAGAGAAGTAGACCTCGGGGAGCCAGAACCGTTCCACACCGATATTGAAGAGAAGAAGGCCGAAGAAGGCGGCTTCTCTATCACAGACGACAGCCGTTTTGCAGTATACGAGATTCATGCCGATCTGATTATTGATGGTATTGACGAAGAAGACGACGACGAAATTGCTAAGCCCTACGTGGTTACTATTGAACGCGGTACGGGTGAGATTCTAGCAATTCGCCGTAACTGGGACCCAGAAGATGAGTTGATGCTGAAGCGTCAGCACTTTGTACATTATGTATATGTGCCGGGATTTGGGTTCTACGGGCTTGGCCTGATCCATATCATTGGTGGATATGCGAAGGCTGGGACGTCCTTGATACGTCAGCTAGTTGATGCTGGCACACTGTCGAACCTCCCCGGCGGATTGAAGTCCCGTGGACTGCGTATCAAGGGCGATGATACACCGATTGAACCCGGTGAGTGGAAAGATGTGGACGTGCCGTCAGGCAGTATCCGCGACAACATCATGCCGCTGCCTTACAAGGAACCTAGCCAAACACTGCTCGCGCTACTTAACCAGATTACGACTGAAGGTCGTAGATTGGGTGCGATTAGCGACATGAACATTTCGGACATGTCTGCTAATGCTCCGGTGGGCACTACACTGGCCTTGTTAGAGAGAACTCTCAAGCCAATGGCAGCAGTGCAGGCCCGTGTTCATTATGCCATGAAGCAAGAGTTTAAACTACTCAAGGCAATCATGTCGGAGCACGCGCCGGAAGAATATGGTTACCAGCCCCTACGAGGCGAGATAAGTGCACGTCAGGCTGATTACATGATGGTGGACGTAATCCCTGTCAGTGACCCGAATAGCTCTACAATGGCACAGCGAGTGGTTCAGTACCAAGCTGTGTTGCAGATGGCGCAACAGGCACCGCAGATTTATGACCTGCCACAGCTACACCGTCAGATGATTGAGGTACTAGGTGTAAAGAACGCTGATAAACTCGTTCCAACCCAAGATGATCTCAATCCTACTGATCCAGTCAGCGAGAATATGGATGCGCTAAACGGAAAGCCAATACGCGCATTTATTCACCAAGATCACGATGCACACATGGCTGTACACCAATCGTTTATGCAGGACCCTATGATCGCACAAGCAATTGGGCAAAACCCACAGGGCCAGCAGATTATGGCCGCGTTACAGGCACACATTGCCGAGCACCTTGGGTTCAGCTACCGCAAACAGATCGAAGAAAAGCTAGGTGCATCACTACCACCTCCGGGCGAAGATTTGCCAGAAGGTATCGAAACCGAGCTATCACGTCTAATGGCAGATGCTGGCAAGCAACTTACGCAAGCACATCAGCAGCAGGCGGCGCAGCAGCAAGCACAGCAGCAAGCACAAGACCCAGCAGTGCAGATGCAACAAGCAGAACTACAGATCAAGCAGCAAGAAGTGCAGCGTAAGGCTCAAAAAGATCAAGCAGATATGCAGATTAGACAGGCGGACCTACAGCGTAAGGCTCAGAAAGACCAAGCAGACGCCACGCTAGATGCTGCACGCTTGAAGATAGACCAAGAAGAACTCCAGATTGAGGCTGAAAAAGAAGGTGTCAAACTGGCTGCGGATCGACGCCGAGACAGCAACAAGCTGGACCTAGAGATAGCTAAATTAATGTCGGGTAAAAATAATAGGAGCTAATTGTGGCAAAAACCGTCTTTGACGTGCTTACACAGAAAATCGACGAGGACATCTCGTCTGCAACGCAATTTCTTGCTGGGGGGTCTGCTAAAGACTTCGCAGGATACAAGGAAATTGTTGGCTTAATTCGGGGTCTCGAAGCCAGCAAACAATACGTAGAAGACCTCTCGCGTAACTATATGGATGAAGATAATGACTAATACTCAGACTAGGGCTATTGCAGTCCCTGATGCACTAAGAAAAAAGATGGACGCCGAAGCTGCGGCAAAACCAAAGAACAAAGAACGGGAACTTACTAACGAGGAGTGGGAATCTCAACTTCCTAAACCTACGGGGTACCGTTTGTTAGTCGCTTTACCTGATGTGGAACAATACTACCAAGGTAGCACCCTCCTAAAAACAACTGACCAGATGCACAAAGAGTACATCATGTCGATCATGGGCATCGTAATAGACATGGGCGATGGGGCTTATACAGATAAAGAACGTTTCGCTGAAGGGCCTTGGTGTAAACAAGGTGACTACGTGATGTTCCGTATGAATACGGGCACGCGCTTCAAAGTAAACGGTAAAGAATTTAGATTGATGAACGACGATTCAGTGGAAGCGGTAATCCCTGATCCTAGTGGTATCATGGCTATATAGGAGATAACCCATGCCCTTTCAAAAAGTTGAATACGAATTTCCCGACGAAGAACAGAAAATCAAAGATATTGAAGTGGAGGCTTCTAGTGCAATTGAAGTTGATATTGGAGGCAAAAAAGCTAAGGCAGAAGCTAAACGAAACAAGGATGAACTTGAAAGTGAAGTGGATTCTGATGACGACGAATATGAGATTGAAGTCGTTGACGATACGCCGAAAGCTGATCGCAACCGTAAACCGTCTGATCCACCGGAAGACATAACAGACGATGAGCTTGAAGAGTATTCTGAAAAAGTACGCAAGCGTATCCAGCATTTTAGTAAAGGCTATCACGACGAGCGCCGTGCTAAAGAATCAGCATTGCGGGAGCGTGAAGAACTTGAGCGCATTACTCAGCAACTTGTGGAAGAAAACAAGAAGCTAAAGGGTAACGTCAACAAGAATCAGGCAGCGTTGCTTGAACAAGCTAAACGTAGTGCAGTGGTTGAGCACGAAACAGCCAAGAAAGCATACAAAGATGCGTATGAGGCTGGGGACTCAGATGGAGTTCTAAATGCACAAGAAAGCCTAACGAACGCTAAGATTAAGGTCGATAGGCTAAATAATTTTAAGTTACCAGCTTTACAGGACACAGAAACACCTGTTAAGGTGGAACCTGAAGTCGCCCCGCAGCAGATCGCGGTTGACGAACGGGCCGTATCTTGGCAACAAGATAACCCGTGGTTTAACCAAGATATTGAGATGACGAGCTTTGCTCTGGGGTTGCACAACAAACTTGTCCAAGAGGGAATAAGCCCTCAGAGTAATAACTACTACGAGAGAATAGATTCTCGTATGCGACAGTTATTCCCCGAAAACTTCGAGGATTCGGAGGAGGTACAGAGGCCAAAGAAACGCTCAAATGTGGTTGCCCCCGCTACGCGGAGCACAGCGCCTAAGAAAATTAGGCTCACGCAAACACAGTATCAGCTTTCAAAACGCCTAGGGCTTACCCCCGAACAATACGCCAAGCAGGTTGCATTAGATATGAGGAAACAGTAATGGCTACTAACAGAATTGATCGTGAGCTAGAAACCCGAGAAAAAACGGTCCGTAAAAAGGCTTGGCAGCGTCCAGAGATGCTTCCATCTCCAAATCCCGAGCCGGGCTACGTATTTCACTGGGTTCGTGTTAGCACGCAAGGACAAGTTGACGCCACTAACGTATCCTCGAAATTAAGAGAAGGTTGGGTGCAAGTAAAAGCCGTAGATCATCCCGAAATTACACTTGTTTCTATCGAAAATGATCGTTTCAAGGACAACGTAGTTATTGGTGGTTTAATGCTTTGTAAGGCCCCCATAGAGTTAGTTGAAGAACGCTCTGAATATTATGCTAATCAGACTCGTTCTCAGATGAACTCCGTGGATAACAACCTTATGAGAGAAAATGACCCTCGTATGCCTCTGTTCAACGAACGGAAAACGAAGGTTACTTTTGGTAATGGAACTTAAATTATAGGAGCTTAACATGGCTTATCCATCTGTTAACGGCCCTTATGGGCTAGTTCCGGTAAAACTGGTAAGCGGCGTACCTTTCGTGGGCGTAACTCGTCAATATGGTATTGCGAGCAATTACGGCACGAGCATCTTTTATGGTGATGCCGTCCAGTTAGTTACCGGAGGCACCGTTGAGCGTGATACTGCTGATGCAGCAATGACGCCAATTGGTGTATTTCTTGGTTGTACTTATACTGATCCCGTACTGGGCTATCAGTTGTTCAGCCAATATTACCCAGCATCTACCGTTGCATCTGACATCCAAGCTGTTGTAGCCGATGGTACCGATCTTCTGTTTAAAGTTGCGGTGTTGTCTTCTGCTGCTGGCGCTACGCCAGTTATTGGAGACCTCGCGCTTACAGACATTGGTGCAAACGTCGCAATGATTAACAATGCTGGTGACACTGCTACTGGTAATTCTAGGTGCGGTATTTCCGACACGACTGCTACAACAAACACACTGCCTTTGCGTATTGTGAGCCTTGTAGCGGAAACCAAAAACTCATCCGGTGGTTACACTGAAGCACTCGTTAAATGGAACGCAGGGCATCAGATGAATAACTTAACCGGCGTATAGGAGGGAATAAATAATGGCTATTTCACGCGCCCAGCTCCTTAAAGAGCTACTTCCCGGTCTAAACGCATTGTTTGGGTTGGAATACGCAAAATACGGCGAAGAGCACGCCCAAATTTTTGAAACCGAATCCTCAGATCGCTCGTTTGAGGAAGAAACTAAGCTATCAGGTTTCTCAGCAGCACCTGTCAAAAACGAAGGCTCAGCCATCGAATATGACAATGCTCAGGAAGCATGGAGTGCACGTTACGTTCACGAGACAATTGCGATGGGGTTCAGTATTACTGAAGAAGCCATCGAAGATAACTTGTATGACTCACTGTCTGCTCGTTATACGAAAGCATTGGCTCGTGCCATGGCGTACACTAAGCAAGTTAAGGCTGCGTCTATTCTTAACAACGCGTTTGCTGGTAACACCTATGGTGACGGCCAAACTCTTTGTTCGACAGCGCATCCACTTGTTTCTGGTGGCACCAACTCGAACCGCCCAACTGTCGCTGCTGACCTTAACGAGACTTCTCTTGAAGCCGCCGTTATTGCAATCAGCCAGTGGACAGATGAGCGTGGCTTGTTGATTGCTGCTCAGCCCAAGAAACTCATTATCCCGTCAGCACTGCAATTCGTTGCAACTCGCTTGTTGGATACTGAGGGTCGCGTAGGCACTGCGGATAACGATATTAACGCCATCCGCAATAACGGTTCTATCCCTGAAGGATATTCCGTTAACCACTACCTGACAGATACCAATGCTTGGTTCTTGATGACTGATGTGCCTAACGGCCTGAAGCACTTTGTTCGTACCCCGATGTCTACTTCTATGGATGCAGACTTCGATACTGGCAATAGTCGCTACAAGGCTCGTGAGCGTTATTCTTTCGGGGTCTCTGATCCTCTCGGAATTTACGGTTCACCCGGTGCGTAATTAAGGAGGGGGCAAACTATTGCCCCCTTTCTTTTTTTGTGTTATAAAATACTTATCCCTGACAGTCGCATGGTGCGGCTGACACTTGCCACGACAGGAGATTCTCATGGCTCTATCTACTTTTTCGGGACCAGTCCGTTCAAATAACGGCTTTCAGGTTCCCGTTGTTACAACTGCCAACTTGCCGACCGCTGCGAGTACCGCAGTCGGAACCGTTTATATGGTTAGCGACAATGGCGCAGGCAATAACGAATATTGCATAGTAATTAACACTGGCGTTGCTTGGGTTACTGCTGTTGGTGCCGCCCTTAGCTAATAGGAGGCTGGTATGTCTAACTCTGATGTTCAATCTAAACGCGTTACAACAGCCGCTTCTCTTGGCGTAGGCCCTGCACGTATTCGTCAGGTCCAAGTGTTAACCACAGCGGACGGTGCGGGACGTTTAACTATTACCGATGGTAGTGGTGGATCGACTGTACTAGACCTAGACTTTTTGGCGTCTGACTCTCACTCAGTAAACATTCCTGACTGGGGTATTCGTTGCCAAGACGACGTGCTTATCACTGCTATGACCAATATTAGCGCAATGACTGTCTTCTATAGCTAGGGGGTACTTATGCGGTGTTATTACAAGTCTGGTGGCAAAATAGACAAAGCCAGTATGGGCTGTAATAAACCCCGTCGTACGCCTTCGCACCCCAAAAAGTCACATGTTGTAAAAGCATGTGATGGGGGCAAAGAAAAAGTAATTCGTTTTGGTGAGCAAGGTGCTAGTACCGCAGGTAAACCTAAACAGGGTGAGTCTGCGCGTATGAAAGCTAAACGAAAGTCGTTCAAATCTAGGCACGGTAAGAACATTGCTAAAGGCAAAAGTTCCGCCGCGTACTGGGCTGATAAGGTGAAGTGGTAGCCATGCCTGTAAAATCCAAAAAACAACGCAAGTTTATGGCTGCTGTAGCAAACAACCCGAAGTTCGCCAAGAAAGCTGGCGTTTCAAAATCTGTAGGAGAAGAGTTTATGAAAAAGAGCACTAAGAAAATGATGGGTGGCGGTATGACTGCACCCGCTGGTGGAATGGGCGCTATGGGTGGAGCACCTATGGGTGGAGCACCTATGTCCGAAGAAGAAAAGCGTAAACGCGCTATGATGGCCAAAATGGCTGCTGCTAGTGCCGCTGGTGGCGGTGCCGCTCCTGCTGCTCCAAGCATGGGTATGAAAAAAGGCGGGCAGGCTAAAGCATACAAAAAAGGCGGCAAAGTTCGCGGTTCTGGTTGCGCTACAAAAGGTACACGCGCTGCTAAAATGGTGACAATGAAAGGTTCCTAATGCGTAGGTACTACAAGAAAAGCGATTGCGGTTGTGGGTATAAAGCTGGGG